GCCCCAAACCTATTCCGCCCCAACCTATTCCGCCCCAAACCTATTCCACCAAGGCCGCCCGAACCGCCCGCGCCACCTGCCGCCCCGATCGCGCCAGCGCCTCGGGCGCCTCTCCGGCACGCGCATTGACCGAGATCGAGATGCGCACGTCGCGCGCGCCGCCGCCACCGGACGCTTCGACCCGCCCCGCACCCGTCGGCACGAACAGTTCCGGCCCGCGCTCGCCGACCATATAGGCCCGCCCCGGCGATACCGGCCCGCCCGTCGCCCGCCCGGGCGCGCCCGAGAACAGGCCCGTCACCAGCGACAGCAACCCGTTCGCCCCGCCGCCCGATCCGCCCCCCGGGGACCGTCCGAACAGCGCGTCGATCCCGCCGCGCACCGCCGACGCCGCAATCTCCGCCATCACCGCCAGCGCGACCTGCCGCAGATCCTCGAACCCGATCTTGCCCTTGCGGATCGCGCGCAGCAGCGTCGTCTCGATCGCCCGCCCCGCCTGATCGACCCCCGCCACCAGCGGCCCTTCCAGCACCCCGCGCATCTCGCCCACGTCGCGCGCGAACGCCGCCGTATCCGCGCGCACGCTCACCACCAGCCGTTCGATCTCTTCATCCATCGGGATAAGCCTTTCGCATCCACGCGATCGTGTCCGCATCCGGCGGCGCGGGCGCATCGCCCTCCCCCGTCAGCGCCCCGATCACCGCCCCCAGTTCCGCCGGCGTAGCCCCCCAGAACGCCGCCGGGCTCCACCCCAGAAACGCCCCGGCAAACCCCGCCAGCTTCATCGCCGCCGCGGCGAAGTCGCGCTCACCGTCCACCCAGGATCTGCCCCAGCAACACCCGCAAGACCGGCGTCGCCTCGGACAGTCCCCGCGCCGCCACGCCTTCGCCGAACGCCTCGCGCGTCAGACCGTCGGGCACCTCGCGCAGGCAGTGCCAGAACAAACCGACCATCTCGCCCAGCCCCAGCCGCCCCTCCGCCGCGCGCTCGACCAAAGCGAATAACGGCCCGATCTCCGCCTCCGCCGCGACCAGCGCCTGAAAGCTCGGGCGCAGCACCAGCATCTCGCCGTGGATCCGGATCGCCGCCTCGCCGCGCGCCGCATTGGCCCCGCTCATGCCGACACCACCGCGCCCGAACTTTCGAGACTCACCGTGTACGATCGCTCGCCATTATAATCCCCGGCATAGTCCAGCCGCGTGACCAGGAACCGCCCGGTCATCGTCTCGCCGCTCTCGAACGTCAGCCGGTAATCGTCGATCGCGCCCGACAGCGCATTGCCCTTGATCCGCACCTCGGCGGCGGATCCGGTGAACACCCCCGCCCCCGATACGCTGACCGATCGCACCCCCGCGCCCGACAGCAATTCGCGCCACCCGCCCGAATCCTTCGACGTGATCGCAACCATCTCGCCATTGACGCTCAACTGCGTCGTACGCAGCCCCGCCACCGTCTGATAGACGACCGGCGACGCCCCGTTCCCGACCTTCAGCAGAAACGCACTGCCCCGTTCCGCACTCATGCTCCGTCTCCCTCGTTCGCCATGATCCGCACCCGATAGTCCAGTGTCGCGCTCCACCGCCCCGGCGGCCCGCGCAGCACGCGCAGCCGCACCAGCGCGACGCTCGCCACGCGCCACCCGTCCAGCACCCGCGGCAGTCGCTCGATCGCCGCGCACGCCGCATCCGCCAGCCGCTGCACCCGCGCATTCGTCTCGGCGGCATCGCGGATCGTCAGCCCGACGCGCAGTTCGCGCCCCGCCGCGGTCTTCGTCCCCCAATCCACGCTCAGCAGGTCGCCCAGCTCGGCAAAGGGCGTGCTCGCCTTCACCGCCGGCCCCTCGAACACCCCGTTCAGCCCGGCGGATAGCACCGCATCCCCGCGCAGCACCGCCAGCAAAGCCGCCTGCACCACCGCTTCCGCACTCATCGCAACAGACTCCCGATCCAGCGCAGCGCGGTGCTCAACCCCCGCCCCGTGACGATCACCTCGCTCCCGGAAACCTCGACCTCCGCCCCGGGCACCTCGCGCGCGACCACCTCCGCCACGCGCCCGCGCATCGCCTCCGCGCGCGCCGCGCCGATCGCCGCCCCCCGCCCCGCCAGCCGATCCAGGCTCATCGGATCCGCTCCATCAGGATCACGCGCCGATACGGTCGCCACAACGCCGTCACCGCCGCCGGCGCCGGCCCGCCCACGCCGTCGCGCTCCGCCTGCAAATGTCCGATCAGCCGCACCACGCCCTGCGCGATCGGCGCGGGCAGCCCGGCCCAGTCCGTCGCCAGCCCGGCGGTATAGTCGACCGATATCCGTGAGGCCCCCCGCGCGTCCGTCACCCGCACCCACCCGTCGCCCGCCGCGTCGATGTCGACCGCATAGCCGTCGCCCGCCAGGGGAAGAGCGGACCCGTCCGCCGCCACCCCCTCCACCGTGCCGATCGCCGTCACCGGCGTCGCGGGCAGCAATCGCCACCCGGTCTTCAGCGGCAGCACCGCCCGGTGCCCCCGCACGATCAGCGCGGTGCGCAGGAACGTCTCCGCCATCGCCAGCGCCGCGCGGGCGAGCGCGTCGATCACCGCATCCTCGTCGCCGATCGACAGCCGCGCATAATCCTTCGCCGCCACGCGCGCGTCGGCGATCACCTGCGCCGGAAAGCCAGGAGCCATATCGATTTCCTTGTCTGTGAAGCCCGCACGCACGCCCCCCGGCGCGGCGTCAGCGTCAGTAAAGCGCGATCAGGTCCGCCGCCGTCGTCCCCGTCGCCCGCACGAACGCGGCGCGAAACGGCAACACGCTCCCCGCCGCCACGTTATGGAACACCACGTCCGCTCCGCCCCCCACGCCGCGCGCGGTGACGTGACCGCCCGTCCCGACATACAGCGCCTTGGGAATGTCGCTCAGCGCGGTCCCGTCGCTCGGCACCACCGCCACCGCCCGCGTCGCCGGCGCCGACACCTGGTCGGCACTGTTCGCAAAGCTATCCGCCATGCTCGTTCTCCCTCGATATCTTGAAAAAGGCCCCGCCCCCGCCGCCCCGGACCGTTCCGGCACGACGAGAGCGGGGAAAGCCACTTACGACGCCGCGAACTTCAGCAACTTGATCGCCTCGCTGTTCGACACGCACCCGCCGATCCGTTTCGTCGCGTAGAAATTGACGAACGGCTTGTTCGAATACGGATCGCGCAGGATCACCGTCTCGCTGCGTTCGGCGATCAGATAGCCCGCGCGGAAATTGCCGAACGCGATCGAAAGCGCATTCGCCGCCACGTCCGGCATGTCCTCCGCCTCGATCACCGGATACCCCAGCAACGTCGCCGGCTGCCCCGCCGCGAGCGAGGGCGCCCACAGGAACTGCCCGTCGCTCGTCTTGAACTTGCGAATCCGCGACACCGTCGCCGCATTCATTACGAACACCGCCCCCTGCCGGTATGGCGCGCGCAGCGACTGGACCAGATCGATCAGCCGGTCCTGCGGGTTGGTCCCGAAATCGCCCGCCGCCCCCGATGGCAGATACTGCACCTGCCCGAACGCCCGCGTCGCATCCGACGCCGCCGATGTCGGCGCCTGCAGGAACCCGCGCGGCCGGTTCGTCCCCGTCCCGTTGACGAACGCCGACCCCTCCGCCTTGGCGAATTCGGTCGCGATCTCGTCCGCCAGCCACGTCTCGACATCGAACGCCGCATCGTCGAGCATCGCCTGGCTGGCGGACGGATTGGCGTACAATTCACCCATCGGCGGCACGATCTCGGTGAAGACCGGCGTCGCCGTCTCGCTCCGCGGCCCCGTCTCCGCTGCCCAGCCGGACGGCGTCCCCCCCGTCGTCACCAGCTTGCGATACCCCGCCGTGCCGACCTGGACGACGTTCGCCACCGACCGGATCGGCGAGATCGACTTGAGCGTCGCGTCGATCACCGCATCGATCTCGCGCGGCACCGCATAGCCGCCCGCATCGCCGCTCACCCCGGTGAACGACTTCATCTCGATCGCAGCGCCCGATCGCAGGAACCCCCCGAACGCGCCGGAACCGGTCGCCCGCGCCCCCTCCAGCAACGGCCGCACCACCGCGCCGCCCAAAGTCACCCCCTCGAAACTCGCGTCCAACATATCGGTCATGCTCATTCTCCTCGACAGAAACGAAAAAAGGCGCGCCGTTGCCGACGCGCCCGAACCCCTGAAATTGCTAAACAACCG